AACTGTACCAACCTGACTATCTACATATGCCTTAATAGACTGTTGTGTAGAAAGAGCTGTAGCACTGTTAGACGACATATTATCTTCATCAAGAATTGCTGTAACAGAAACGCTACCTAATCTTAAACCATCAAAGTAAGCATTGTTAAATACGTTTGCGGCTACGGCACCTGTGCCACCACCATTAAAGTAAACAACTGCTGTTGTTCCTGCTGGAATTTCATAGTCATTAGATGCGTTATATGTACCTTGAAAGACAATAATACTACGTGAGCCAGATAAAGCGTTTCGAATGTAAATGATCTTTTCAGCGTCATTTGGTGTTAATTGAACAAAAGCTGTTGCTCCAAGATCACCGCCATCTACATAAGAAATTAAACGATTTCTACCGTTAGATGATGCGCCATCTGAAACTGGAAGCGAGTTTGGCGATCCAGAAGAGCCTGCTGATGATAATGTTAAGCTAATTTGCCCGTCTAGTGCGGTATCAATTAGTTCTAAATTTGTATTTGTTGTATCGCCCCATGTACCTGACTGTTCGCCAGTTCCTATGAGTTCGATCCCATTATTTAACGTATATGTACTAGCCATTTTGCGTTCCTATGCTGCTATATCGTCCCATCCGGGGCTTTGAGACGGAGATTCGTCAGTCCACGATGGGGTAGAAGATGGATTAATTGGATTATAGCTTGGATTTTGATTTGGCACAATACCTCCCCAAACTAAAACTTGAGCAGTGTCTGCTGTAGCAGAAACTCCTGTAATATTAACAATTGCGTCTGATTCTGTATCAACAGTGCCTACTTGGCCTGTTCCTTCTGAACCTGTTACGTTTACTGTAACAAAAATACCTACATCAACAGAACCAACAGAACCTGCAGCGGCAATACCAGTTGGATTAACAACTGCTTCAGCGATAACAGCAACCGCACCTACAGATGCAGTTGATTCAAGGCCAGTAACAGAAGTTATTGCGTCAGCAGTAACAACGACAGAGCCTACAGAGCCTGTGCCAGCTACTCCAGTAGGATTAACAACAGCTTCTGCAATTACGGTTAGTGATCCGGGTGATCCTGTAGCCGCAACGCCAGTGACGTTTACATTGACACCAACGCCCTCAACTACAGTAACGGAACCTACTCCACCTGTTGCTGATACACCTGTTACATTAACATTTGCATCTGCGTTTACTAATACAGATGTAACTGAAGCATTCGCTTGCAGTCCAACTGTTGGAACATTGGCTTCAGCAATAATACTTACTGATCCAATACCTCCTGTGCCTGCAATGCCAGAAACGGTAACAGGAATGGCGGTATCCCAAGCCGCTTCAGACCAAGAACCTCGCCCCCATCCCGTTATTAGCGCCATCGGATGTTACTCCTTATGCGATGCGAATAATCGCGTTACTTGCGTCTGCTGCTGGAAATACAACCGTAAAATCACCATTTGTAGATGTTTTATCTGAACCAAAGTCCAAGATCACAACTGCTGGGTTTCCTGATGCTGTATCATTGTATATCATAGCGCCACGAGCTGTAATAGTAGATGAAGACCATGTTGTATCTGCAAAATCAGTAAACGCAGTGGTTCCTGAACTTGCTGGATTAACACGAGTTAGTGTATTTCCACCTGCCGTATAGTTGGTGCCTGTAACTTCGTTAGAAGTAGTATAGGCTGTAGTTGCAGCGTTAAAAGAAGCACTATTTGTATATAATGCAATCTTAAAGGTGTCTCCACCACTATTTAAAAAGTCATGCACACCCTCAAGAAGCTCTTTCTTAAAGCTCGTACACATAAAGTTACCTGAAAAGGCCATGTCATAATCTCCTTATGAATCTAATGTTAGTATATTATAATTATTTACGTTAATTGTCATGTTTTTTCTCTCATAATTAAACCTGTGCGATAAGCATCGGTAACTTCTTGAGATTCGCCAAAGTTTTTGACCCTAGACATAGCTTCAGTAAAGCGCTGAGTATAGTTTGCAACTAAATCAGCTTCACCCTTCATAAATGTATAAGCCTCTATAAGAGTTCCATACAATAAAGCCACAGAAGCGTTTGTACTTAACCATGTAGTATTGTTATCGCCTACAGACGTTAGACTTGGGGGTCTATAGAAGTAATGTAGCTCTACTTCATATGCCTGATCTGGGCTGGGAGCTAATATAAAGTTATTTATGTCGAATTGAGCATAATAACGAGGCCCACCAGTTGTAGATTTATCAGGATTAAAAGACTGAACAAAGTTTACATCTTTAAACATTACAAATTCTTTTGAATTGTTGGCTGTGTAAGAAAGGCTAAATGGAGCCAAATAATCAGTAGGTAAGGCAAGATATTGAGCGTTATTTGCATCTGTAGCGTATGCTGTTAGATTACCTGTCTTATTCTTTCTAAAAACCTCTAATTGAGCTATTTTTAAGATACGTTCTTCTGCATTCTTGATAAATACATTGATATTATTCACAAAAGTTGTTTCTGTGTTCTCAGTGTAGTCTTGAATTGCTGTTTTCATTTCTGCATATGTAAAACTCATGATATTGTCACCGTAACTCCACCTACTGAACCAGTAGCAACTAAATTATTAGGGGTTAAACCCCCATCGTATGCCATTCCTACTGGATTCCATCCCCATTGTATATTGTCTTGTTGCGGAACGTTCTGTTCAGGACGCGGATTTCGCAACGCTTGGGGGTCTGGAGTAGCCCGTAATGGCTCTAATTGAGGTTGTTTTGCTTCCCATTCATCCTTGCCAACCAGCAAGCCATTCCACTCTTTTCGCATGTCTCGCAAGCGATAACGGAAGCCAGAACGGTCAGATATACCATATGCCCATTTTCCAGTGGCATATTTAGACATAGCCATAGCTCCTTAAATCTGGAGCCATACGGAAGGACGCTCTATCTCTATCTTCGTCCATTGCGCGGTTTAATTCTTCTTCATACACCGCTTTTAGCATTTGTGAGCGATCTGGAGCGCGTTTCATAGAGATATAATAGGCCAATCCAGCGGCTAAAGCAGGGTAAAAACGGAAGGGAACTTGCGCTGTATTTGTGTAAGTATCAGCATCATCCATGCGTACTAAAGCGTCATAATACACTACATCAGTGTTATTATCAGGCAAAGGCCACATTTGAAGGACTGGATTTATCTGTCTATCAACAAAAAACTGTGTTGGTCTTGCAACTGTAGATTTTGTTGGAATATTTAAGTATTCGTCTCTACTTATGCGGTTTAAGGCATAATCTGTACCATCTCGACGTATAACTAGGGATAATATGTCAATTACATCAGTTCCAAGAGGCTCATTACCATCCCCTTGAGTAACAGTGAAGTTTTTCTGCGCTATAGTCCATTGATTTAAGCCTCTATTTGCCCAATCAGCAAACATTAGGTTCATAGAGCGTTTCGCAGTCTTTAAATCATATCCAGTACGAACTTCTAAGCCACATCGCTCAAAAGCTTCTTCAATATAGTCTGCTACGTCTAATTCAAAGTCTTTAGAGCCTGATACAGTCATTTATTTCTTCCCTCGTGATGAGCTTTTCTTTCTTTTTACAGGAACACAGCGATCTTTTCCACCTTTTGTTCCAGCAAATCGGTATCCTTTCCAACAAGCCTTACCATCTGCGCCTTTTTTCTTGCCTTTTGGCTTAGAAACTTGTTTTTTCATCTGTGATCTACCTATAGCCATTTAACACTTCCACCTTTTTCTAGCTTGTCTCAATCGACTGTTCGGGTCTTTTGCAGCTTTTGGAAATTGTTTCATTTGTCCTGCTGAACGTGCGCAATATGATTTACGCCGCTTTGCCGCTTTACTGCCCTTTTTGACCTTACCAGTCACAGCAGTCTTCAGCTTAGAGCCGGGATTTGCTTTTTTGTACGCGGCAACGCCCTTTTTGGTCATGCCAGCACCTGATTTGGTCTTACGGTAATTCCCGCCCTTACCAGTGGTTTTTCGTATAGGATTTTCTTTTTTACGAGGCATTTTTATCTCTGCACAAACAAAGTTAGCGTTACATTGGCGGGTATTACACCCCAAAGGCCGTTTTCAAAAATTATCCCATCACCCGGAATTTCCATTCCAAAAACACCCTTACCAGATTCATCTAGCTCCAGAGCGATATTTCCAGACGCGGCAGAAGCATTGTCATATACAATTGCTTGATCTGTCGCGCCTGTGTCGTGATTTATAATAAAGCCCATTAAACGACCACGGCCTGAAGCGAACGATCCAGTATCGTGTCTGTGAACCGCTTTAACTTCATTTCCAGCCATCTTGACTCCTTATGACAAAAATACTGTCAATTCGTTGTTTGAGCCTGTGAAAGCAGACACAAAAACGCCATTTGAGAAAATCATACCGTCATCTGGTATGTAAAGCTCATTCATTCCTACTGGAAACTTTTG